TTAAAAGAAAAAGGTCTACCTACTTCGTTTGCACAGTCTTTAATTCATTTGGAAGATAACGAACAAATTAATGATGTCGTTAATTCGATTAAAGAAGATTTCGACAAAGCAGTACAAGAACAAGTTAAAGAAGCAACAAGACAATCAACACCATCAAGTCAAAGAAGTAACTTAACAAATGCAAAACAAACACATACTAATTTCGCAGACTTAGCGAAAGAAAATCGCATTATCAAATAACTGGAGGTAATTAACTTATGGCAGATGTAAAACCGCAAACATTTAACCCTGATCATGTAATGATGCATGAACACAAAGAAGGCGAATTATTAAACGACTTCAACGAACCAATTTTATTAGACGTATTACAAAACTCTAAAATTATGCAATTAGGTCAATATCAAGATATGGCCGGAAAATCTGAAAAGAAATTCACTTTCTGGGCAGATAAACCAGGTGCGTACTGGGTAGGAGAAGGTCAAAAAATTAAAACTTCTAAACCTAGCTTAGTTGAAGCGAAAATGCGTTCACACAAATTAGGTGTAATCATCGTAGCTTCACGTGAATTCTTAAATTACACATATTCTCGTTTCTTCGAAGCTATGAAACCTCAAATCGCTGAGCAATTTTATAAAAAATTCGATGAAGCTGGATTATTAAACTACGACAATCCATTTGGTAAATCAGTTGCGCAATCAGTAGCAACATCAGGCAACGTAGTTAAAGGTGATATTAACCTAGATAACGTTTTAGCTTTAGAAGACGTATTATTAGAGCATAACGTTGAACCTAACGCTTTCTTATCTAAAACACAAAACCGTACAGCTTTACGTGGTGTAGAAGATAAAGTCACTAAAGAAAAATACTACGACCGTACTTCTAACACATTAGATAGTTTACCAGTAGTTGATTTAAAATCAGAACAATTCAAAAAAGGTGAATTATTTGCTGGTGACTTTAACAAAATGTTCTATGGTATCCCTTACAACATGTCTTACCAAATTTCTGAAGATGGTCAATTATCAACTGTACAAAATGCTGATGGTTCACCTGTAAATTTATTCGAACAAGAACTAATCGCTTTACGTGTAACTATGGACGTAGCGTTCCACATCGCTGATGATAATGCATTCGCTAAATTAGAAGCTGCTAAAGATGCTAAACCTGAAACTGTTTAATTAATCAAGGAGGTCTGACCTATGGCTTTTGCTTATAAAGTAATTAGATCGTTCGTTGATAAGCACGATAATAAGAAATATGAAGTTGGAGATGAATTTTCTGCTGATATTTCTAAAAAGCGTATCAACGAATTATTTCATAAACAGAACAAATTCAAAGAACAATACATCGCATTAGATGTTGATAGTAAAAGTACTAAAGCTGAATTGTTAGATGTGGCTAAAACACATGGTATTGAGGTATCTGAACACGATACGAAAGCTGATATCGTAAAATCATTGGAGGGATAACATGGCGACATTAGAAAATGTTAAATTGTTACTTTCTATTGATGACGATAAACAAGACAGCTTACTAAACATCATCATAAACAACACTGAAAAACGTTTGATTAGCCTACTCCCTCTCGACGTAGAAGAAATACCTGTAAGGTTGGAATATATCGTTGAAGAAGTAGCAGTCAAGCGTTTTAATTGAGGGTATGACTAACGAAAGTATTGATGGACGTTCTAATACATTTCAAGACAATGATTTTGATGAATATATGGATGTTATCGATGCTTTGTTTCCTAAAAACTTAAACAAACGCGGCAAAGGTATATTCTATTGAGATACAACAAAAGGATTGCGTTTGCTAAAGAATCTAAAGGGGAGTATAACCCTAAAATAAGCCAATATGAAACAACTGAAGATGTTTATGATGAAATACCATGTAACATTAGTCCTTTATCCCCTGATCGCACTAGTTTGGAATATGGCGATGTGAAGAAAGATATCAACATCATACGTTTAAATGGACGTTTTGAGCCTCGTGTGACGCACGCATATATTAAAGGTATTAAATACCTCGTAACTAAAAAGATAAGCTATGAACACGATACAGTGTTCTATGTGAAAGAAGTGAAATAGCATGTCGAATGATATTGACGCTTTAATCGAGAAATTCAGTCAAATGCAAGAAAGCATTGACAATGACGTTGATGAAGTATTGCGGAATGACGCTATTGAGTTTGCAAATGACACTGTAGCTAGTGCTAAAGGAGTTATGAATAAAGGTTACTGGACTGGTAACTTAGCAAGAATGATAAGAGATACTAAAGAAGGTAATCTTCAATATGCTGTAACTTCTAAAGCCGGTTATTCATCATTTCTTGAATATGGTACGCGTTATATGGAACCCGAAACGTTCATGTTCCCTGTTTATGAAAGATATACAAAGCAAGTCAGAGAAGATCTTGAAAGATTAATAAACGGATATGGGGGCGTGTGATGAAACAATCAGCTAAATTACAGTTATTTAACTATTTGTACGAACGTTTCACTGAGCTTGATGTTCCAGTAATTGAAACAAAAGACTTAAATCAAGAATTATCTTATCCTTTTATCGCTATTCAAACAGTCTCAGACAAAGTTAACCGTTCCACTTTTGACAGCTATGTTGGTAATCCAACAGCTACGGTTCATTTATGGGGTGTTGATGAGGATAAAGGAGCTAATGACAACTTGTACATGAATGTTCAAGATATTGTGTTAGATGATATTGATTTAGTCGGTTATTCGTTACGAAATCCTCAAATAACAGTGAATGTAAGTACAGAAATTGAATCAAATCAAGTTTTAGAACATACAACTATTAATATTGAGTACGCAAGTCATTAAGTTGGCTTGCTTTTTTTATTACAAAAAAATTTGGAGGTAGAGAACCTATGGCATTAAAACAAGGTACTGACGAATTAGCATTGATTCGTAAAGCTGGAGATAAAAAAGATGCAAACAAAGTATTATGGGTTACTGAAATTGAACGAGAAACTGAAAAAGACAGAGATACAGAAGCAACTATAGATGGTCCTGTAAATTCAGGTGGTACTTTAGAATCTACAGTGACAATTAACTGCTACATGAACGTTGATGATACGTTATGTGATGAAATTGAGGACGCTGCAGAAGAGGATGTCCCTTACGAATTATGGATCATCAATAAAAAAGTTAAGAACAAAGAAGGTAAATACAAAGCAGAATACAGACAAGGGTTATGGAATAGTATTGACCGTACTAACGAAGCTGATGGAATCGCTGAATTCGAAACTGAATTTGGTGTTTATCTTAAAAAAGTTCGTGGTTGGGCTACACTACCTGATGAAATCGAGAAAAATAAAGCTGCATATGGCTTCCATGACACTGTTGCTACAGACCCTGCAAACGATGGTTTAGTTTCAGAAATGCCACAGCCAAACCAACCTAGCACTGTAGAAACTGTATAACATGAGGGCGAAAAGCCCTCTTTTTATTTTGACTAAAATTAAAGTGAGGTTATTAACATTATGCAAATTAAATTTAACGGTAAAGAATTAGAATTGTCATTCGGATTTAAGTTTTTAAGTTTGGTCGATAAATCACTAGGTTTTGAAGCAGAACAAATGAACATTGGACAAGGTTTGAATATGATCGTACCTAACCTATCTAACGGTAACGTTGTAGCTTTAGGTGAGGTTATCAAAGCAGCTACATCACATCATAAAAAACACCCTAAAAGTGATGAAGATATCGAAGCGGTATTAGAAGACATTGCTGAAAATACTGGTATTCAAGAATATTGTGATGAAATTCTTGAAGAACTGGGAAAGAAACGTTTAACCCAAAACCTAATCCCGGACGAGTACAAAGAAAACAAGAAGAAATAAATGACGAAGAACCTTTAACTTTCGATAGAATCGTTGTCATTTGTATGAGCAAGTTAAAAATCTATGATTTAGATCAAATAGAGATGATGACGCTTCGAGAGTTTAATTATCGTATGTACGCTCTGGAGTACGAACAACTCGATAGAGATATGGAAATGTACAAATGGGCTTTTGCTATACGTGATGCTCAAGCTGAGCAAAAACGAAAAGGTGGAAAAAAAGGCGAAATGGAATATCGTTTTAAAAGCGCAGATGACATCATGAATTACGACGAGAACGTTAAACGTCTAAATAGAGGCGAACCACTTAAATTTGGCTCAGAAGCTAAATTTGAACAAAATAAGCCTCCTAAAGATTTACTTGCAGAAATCGCAAAACTTAATAAATAAGGAGGTGGGAACACGTGTCAGAAGCGAATTATAGTATCAAAGCATCGATTGAAGCTAATACGAAAAAGTTCAAAAGTGCATTAGATGCTGCCAAAAGAACGGCAGAGAAATTTAAAGGCACGATGGATAAAATAAAAAACAATAAAATCGATGCAGACGCTTCAGGTGTTAAGACAGCGGTAGAAAACGCTAAAGCGTCGCTTGAATCTTTTGATAACACTAAAGCAGATGCTGAGTTAGACGTTGATATAGATGAAGTTAAATCTAAAGTGGCGTTTGCTAAAGAGTATGTCGAAAAATTCAACTCTTATAGAGGAGATGCTAAATTAGATGCTGATGTATCTAAAGCATTGTCTAACATTAAGAAAGTTGAAGCTTACATTGAAAAGTTTGATGATTCGAGCGCAGATGCAAGTCTAGATGTTGACGCTAGAAAAGCTATCACACATCTATCAGAGTTACAGCTCAACCTAGATGAATTTGATGGTAATTCATATAGCGCTAGTTTAGATGCAGACGCTACAAGAGCACGTACAGCTATTGCAGAAGCTAAAAAGATGTTGAATAGTTTCGCTAGACAGCGTGCCAAAGCTACTCTAGAAGTTGATGAGGGTGCAGCGATAGCCAAAGTAACAACATTTAAAGCAATGCTACGTTCGATTCCTAATCGCATTCACACTAGGATAGATGTTGATAGTGATAAAGCTCAAGGATTTTTAAGATCTTTAGCTACTGGTATAGATAGCTCTATGAATTCTTGGAACGCTCTAGCTCAAAGGATTAGAACTGTTGGTACAGTCATATCCAACATGTTGCAAGGCGCTTTATTATCTAATATAACATTACTTGTTCCTGCTATCGCATCATTAGTACCAGCTTTTATGGCGGTTCTTAATGCTGTTGGTGTGTTATCAGGAGGTATTCTCGGATTAGCTGGTGCATTCTCTGTTGCAGGCATGGGTGCTGTGGCGATGGCTGGAATGGGCATCAGTGCTATTAAAATGTTAAACGATGGTTTAATACAATCATCAGAAGCGACAGAAGCTTATAAGAAAAGTTTACAAGGCTTAAAGGATGAATGGACACAAATTATAAAAATGAATGCAGATTCTATTTTTGGTGCGATGTCATCTGCAATGAACGGTGTTACAACAGCGCTGAAAAGCCTTACGCCGTTCTTGAGCGGTGTTGCCGATTTAGTTGATTACAACGCTCAAAAATTCGAAAAATGGGTTAAAACATCTGATACTGCTAAAAAAGCATTCCAAGCTTTAAATACAGTAGGTGTTCATATCTTTGGAGACTTATTAAACGCTGCTGGACGATTTGGAGACGGTTTAGTTAACATCTTTACTCAGTTTATGCCTTTGTTTAAATTTATGTCACAGGGCTTGCAAAACATGAGTGTTGCTTTCCAAAAATGGGCTAACAGTGTAGCTGTACAAAATGGAATAAAAAGTTTTATAGAATATACGAAACAGAATTTACCGTTAATAGGACAAATATTTGGTTCAACATTTAAAGGTATCTTTAACCTGATGAAAGCATTTGCCCCTAATACTCACTTGATTTTACAATCTTTAGCACAAATGGCTCAACAATTTGAACAATGGAGTGCAACGGTTGCTAAGTCTGACGGATTTAAGAAATTTATTGCTTATGTTCAAGAGAACGGTCCTAAATTACTTCAATTATTAGGTAATTTAGTAATGATTATCATCAACGTAGCAACTGCAATGGCACCACTAGCTGCAGCAGTTTTAGACGTTGCGATAGCTATTACTAACTTTGTTAAGAACCTGACAGATGCACATCCTGCGGTTGGTATGTTAATAGGAATTATTGCAACATTAGCTGGTATATTTATGACACTCGGACCTCCTATACTAGGTGCTATAGACTTTATTTCTAGCTTTGCTATGGCCATAACAGGTGCAGAAACGGCGATGGCGGCATTTGCATCTATCGGAAGTGCGCTAATGGGTGCGCTTGAAGCGCTTGGCGCAGTAATTGCGGCATTAGACGCACCTATATTATTAATTGTCGGTGCAGTAGCAGCAGTTATTGCAATATTTGTTGCACTTTGGAACTCATCTGAAGTTTTAAGAAACGCCCTAACAGGTGCTTGGAATGCGATAGTTAGCGCGGTTGGCGCTGCAATACAAGCGGTTATCGGTTTCTTAGGTGACTTATTATCTCAAGCACAATCTATCATGGCTCCATTAGTTCCTATGTTCCAAAGAATATGGAACGCTATCGTTAAAATCGTTGAAGTAGCAGTTAAGTTTTTATCTCCAATCGTTTCACAAGGTTTCCAAACTTTAGTAGCTGTTATTAGTACAGTTTGGGCTGTTATATCTACGATTATAAAAGTGGCGTTCGATGTGATAATTGGCATAATCACTGTTGCTTTACAATTATTGACCGGCGATTGGTCGGGTGCATGGCAAACGATACTTAAAGTAGGTTCTACAATATGGCAAAACATTGTTTCTATGGCCCAAAACATTTGGAATACTTGGAGCAAATATTTACAACAAACTTGGCAAAACGTAGTAAACTTCTTCGCTGATATATTTGCACCATTGGTTTCTACAGCGTCAACAATTTGGTCTATGATTGTTGCTGTCGTAATAACAGCAGTTAACCGGTTGGTCGCATTCATCCAAACATGTTGGAACACAATCGTTACTGTTACACAAACGGTCTGGGCTGTGCTCGTCACTATAGCACAGACAATTTGGACTACGATAGTCACGGTAATCACAACAATAGTTCAATCTATAGTATCTTTCGTAAGTTCTGGTTGGTCGATGTTGATGAGTGTGACAAGTTCGATTATGGGCGGTATTTCAAGCGTGGTATCAAGTATTTGGTCTGCTATTTCTAGCTTTGTATCAAGCGTTGTTTCATCTGTAGTAAGCTTTGTGACTAGTGGATGGAATAACATGCTTAGCGCAATTTCAAGTGCGATGCACGGTATCGTTAGCGCTGTTATGAGCGGGATGTCTAATGTTATAAGCTCTGTAAGAAATGGCGTGAATAACGCTGTGAGTGCTGCACGTAGCTTTATCGGTCAGATGTTCTCTGTCGGTCGTGATTTAATCATGGGCTTAATCAATGGTATTAAAGATATGGCTAGACAAGTTGCAGCTACAGCAAAAAACGTTGTCATGGGCGCTGTAAATGCCGCTAAAAACGCATTGCACATTGGTTCACCTTCAAAATTGTTTAAACAATATGGTGTTTGGACAATGGAAGGTTTAGGCATAGGTATTAATCAAGAAGGCAAAAATGTTGTAAGTGGTATGGGTGCTATGGCTAAATCAGTTGCTAACGCATTTGATGCTAATTTAGCTATACCTGATATAAATTCACAAATAAAAAATGCTAACGCTTCAGTTAATTCACAAGTAACACATACACATCAATTTAAGACGAACCCTTCTCAGCGTGTTGTACGTGTTGAAATGGCCGTTGACAATGATGCGTTAACTTCTATAGTAAACGGACAAACAGCAGACCGTGATGCTACATTTACATTCTAGGAGGTCAGGCAATGGACATTGAAATTAAAAAGAAAGATGGAACTAAATATAAGTTGTCTGACTTCGGCTTTCGTGTAAAAGATGTAGTTATCGAAAGTATGGAGATAGAAGACAACTATGAAACTAAAGAAAATACAAGTGGTCGGATGTTGTTAAGTTCGCAATATCGTAAAAGAAAAATAACCGTTCCTTGTTATGTATACTCAACAAAACTAAATGACATTCCACGTTTGAGAGATGAATTCTATAATCTAACAGTCGATACAGAAGTTGTTTGGTTAAGAGAATTAAGGAAAAGAAAACCTAAAAACTATCGTTTTATAGAACCTACAGAAGAAGACTTTCAAGAATACGACGAATATGATAATCCAATTTACGATCACGATGAATTTGGTGATGATTACTATGTTAGTGGTAAGCAATATCAAGTTAAATGCTCGGCTCCGATTGTTCCCGAGCAAAAAGGGCGTTACATTCACTTTGAATTAGAATTTGAGACAGAAGAAATACCTTTTGCTGAAAGTATTGGAACATCTTTAGATTTAGAAAACAGACCAGACAAAGAATTGTGGTCGAATGATATGTTAATACCTTTCGACGAAATGGACTACACAAGAATGTTCACATTCACTAACGTTTATAATAACTCTATTTATTATCACGGAAATGTTCCAAACGATGAGTTCAAACTTTATAAAAAGGTGACGCTTGTTTTAGGTGAAAACATTAAAGCTAAAGAGAAGTTTTATTTTACTTGCGGCGTCCTCTCTGATGTTATGACGATAAAAGGTATAGACCTCAAAAAAGGAGACGTTATTGTATATGATGGCGTTCAAACCTTTAGAAACGGTGTTCCTATCAATAATGAGGCTTCAAACGCTCAACCTAAGTTTAAACCAGGTTGGAATGACTTTAGATTTAGTCACTTAGTCAAAACGGCTAAATTCGATATGAAATTTTATTACAAGTAGAGGTGATTGAATGCCTGTATTATTTACACCACATCGTGGACGAGGTATTCCTGTTTATGTAACTACAACAACAACCGAAAAATTAGGTTCTGAAACAATCGTAAAGTGTCGTATATTAGAGGATAAATACAATTATCAAGTTATACGTGGTGTTCGTAAACGTTGGACATTAACCCAATTGAAAGGTCCTAATGATCATAGAGAATATGTTGCTTTCATCATTGACAGACAAACACACGGGCGACTTCAAGAAGTATCTATTTCTTTAAGAGAGAAGCCTATTGATATCATCAACAGACATGTTGTTCATAATAAAATTTCTGGACCTTATCAAGCACAAGATTTTTTAGACGTAATTTTTAAAGGTACCGGATTAAGTTATGAAGTGCCCAGCGACTTATATTTTGCTGATGTTAAAGATTGCGGAGAAGGTGAGACGGTTAAAGATTTAGTCAAAAAAGCGATGGATATTTGGGATTTAGAATTTGAAATAAAATTCAGTAGTAAAACCAAGAAGTACACATTTGTATTTACTTCATATTTAGAAAAACGCGCTGACTATCATATCGATGATGAAATTAATGCGAATAATATGAAGTATGAAGAAGATTCTGGCGAATTGTACACATACGCTGTTGGTTACGGCGATTATACAGACGATGAAGGTCTTGAAGGTGCTGGATTGATTGAATACTTTGAACATCCTGAAATGAAAGATATTGGAAAATACGAAGCTCCACCGATCAAAGATGGAACAATTAAAGACCCTGACATTATGAAAGCTAAACTACAAACATTAATTTATGAATCGATTAAAATATCTCTAACTTTAGATTTTATAACACTAAGAAAATACTACCCTAATGCAATCCCTAAAATCGGTGATGTTGTTAAAGTCAAACATTCAATTTTAGGGATTAATCAATTTATGAGAATTGTAGAAGTAACAACAGTTAGAGATGCTGACAATAAGATTGTTAAACAAGATGTAACTTTAGGTGATTTCAACAGACACGCTCGTTATTTAAAACGTTTAAGTGAAGCGGCTCAAGTTATAGGTGGATTAGGCGGTGGAAGTTTTGCCAGTAATTATCGCAAAACTGAATCTAAAGCCAATTCGGCTGCAACTAGAGGCGGTAAAGGTTCAAAGCCTGTAGAAATAAAAGGTGAGGACGGTAAAACATACGACCTCAGCGAAATAACCGTTGATAAAGACGGTAATTTAAAAGTTAAGGAGGTCAATTAATTGAGAAAAACAATTTATGAAGAATTAGATACGATTTTCGGTGCTAGGTTTGTTAGAGAGTGTGAATTAAATTTTATCGCTACTCGAGAAATGTTAATCAATGTTGAAGAAATTCTTCAAAGACATAATTATATTGATAAAAAAGCACATCAATCATATCAAATCGAACACACACATTCTGACGGCTCAAAACAAGACTTAGAAGGCACTTTGCGATGGTTTGACGCTAGATTGAGAGCGACATTAGTTCCTACACTTGCAAATGATCAACAAGAAATATTAGACGCCAGAGCAAGTATTGATGGTCAAAACTTTGATACATTAGGAGATCGTTTAGGACACGACTTTTTAAATCTTAGCAACTTAGTTGGTGAAGAATTAAACGTTGCAGATGACAATAGTTATATTTGGAATCCTCCTTATATCAAAGGTGCGATGCGAGGCGAAAATGAGGCTCCGTTACACAATGAACCTGTAGAAAACTTGAAAATATTTTGGGATAAATTTGTAGACAATAAATATTGTCGCAAGTCTTTTATTGGTAAAGACGAATCAAACCAATACGACATTTACAAATATACTTTTGAGCCGCAACACTACTCAAAAACAATTGTAATCACTTCTTGTATTCATGGTAATGAGTACAGCGCATTTTATGCTTTAAGTCGCTTTATGGACTTAGTTGTTAATCATTGGCAAGAGCACGCGCCATTGGCAAACATTCGTAAAAACGTACGTTTAATCGTTGTTCCTATTGTAAATCCTTGGGGGTTTGCTAATCAAGAACGTGAAAACTCAAACAACGTCGATTTAAACCGAAATTTTGATTATTATTGGGAAAATGGTACAGGTACTAATCCTAGCAAAGCTAATTTTAAAGGTAAAAAGCCATTTAGTGAAAAAGAAGCTAAAAATATGAAAGCTTTATTTGAGGGCTTAGGCGATATTGCAGGGCATATCGACTGTCACAATATCACTTCTCAAATATCTGACTATTGCTTGTTCTATCCTCGTTTTAGTAATCAACCTAATAATGTGATGACACAGTTATTACAAGATATGAGTAACTACGGTGATTACGTGACTTGGGGATCTAGTACGCTCGCTTCATTCAGTAACTGGGTGGGTATCAAACGCAATATAACTTCGTTCTTACCTGAAGTTTATGAAGGCCGTGCTGGGAAACCTAGAGGAGCAGAAGAAATGTGGCGTTCTGTTTATTTTCTAGGAAATATCGTCATCAGATTAGCACAAGCTAATGTAAGTAAAAATGGTCGCACAGCCAATGAACCTATCGCTAAATCTTTTGTTTACAGCGATAGATATAATACCAAAGGTGCAACTCAATTCAGTTTGAAATCTACTACTAGTTGGCAACGTATGTTAATGACACAACAAAGATTTAAAGTAACTGCTAACGGCTTTGCGACAATGCATGGTTCAATTACTGTTGAAGTCGACAGAGACACGACGTTTGGTGTTAATCCTATGGTAATTCAAAACTACAACCCATTTAGCGGCAATGGCAAATCTGACAAACGGCAGTTATTTAAAGTTGAGCATACGCTTAAAAAAGGCGTTCATACAATACCTATACATGCGATTGCTCCTATACAAATGTCTACAACATCACCTGAAAACGTACATCGTACTGACGAAGTTATGCCAGTCGTTGAAGTTAGACGTTCAAAAGGTGTTTGTCACATCAAAAACTTAATTATTGTGACTGAGTTTACTCCTAGCCACTCGCATAATTCGGTTCAAATGTTTAGAAGCGGCACATACGGCAACCAAAAAGAAAATACATTTGATCAAATTTATCCAGATAAACCAGCATCATTTGATATTAGAAATAAAATCAGAAATAAAAAATAAGGAGGTTTATTAAATGAGTGATTTCTCAAAAGATGGTATTTACAAAGAGGCTAAACTGATTGCACTTGATGAACCTCGTTTAGTTCCTATTACAAATGAACAATTAGTTTTCTACAACCTAGATATCAACACTGCAATGCTTACCTTCCAACTAAAAAAAGGTATATATCCATTGCAGATAAGTAAGACAAACGCTGACATTCATGTGTTTTTCGAATCAACAAATGGCTCTCAAACCGATAAAGTTAATGTTGAATTCGTTGATAGTTTAAACGGTGTTATACGCTTTGTTGTTGACAATGAGTTTTTAAGCGCTGCAACAGATACGTGGGTCACAGGTCAAATATACTTGACTGCTGTGGGTAGAGCTGACACAGTCGTTTTAAACGAATTTCAATTTTATGTAAAAGACGCTTTGATAAATAAGATTGGTGCAGATATTAAAATCAAAACTATCAGACAGATTGATCAATTAGTCATGGATGTTCGAAAAAAAGTTGATAACGAAATGAAATCGTTAACTAAACTCAAAGATGTAAGAATAGAATTCGACGCATTTGTAATAAAGAGTAAAAACGATTTAAATAAAACAATCAACGATACCAAAAGCGACATAAACAACCTAAAAGACACAGCAGAAAAAAGTATAAACTCTCAAATCGAAAGAATACGCAACGAATCAGATGAGGTTATCAAAAAAATTAATGCTGGTGATGTAGTTGATCATTCTGATTTAGATAATGCTTTAGCAACATATGTTAAAAACAGTGATTTTAAAACAGAGTTAGACAAAAAAGCAAATACTAGTGATATAACTGAACCTAGCGCTTTAGAAAAAATGATTTCTGACAAAATAGATGAAAGACTAGCTAAAGTAGCAACACCTCATGTATTTACAGATGAAAATGGATACATTCCTAGAATAGAAAATCCTGATTTAGATTCAATGAGTGGCATTGATAAATCGGGATTCTTTTATGCTTACGCTCCTGTTAACTCACCTGACACTGAAAATGATAATGGTTATCTTGTTGTTATTGCACGTAGTGCATCTTATAAGAAAGTATTGTTTATGCCTTTCAATAAACACACAATATATTCAAGAAACAAGTTAGGAACTACTACTGGATGGGGCAAATGGAAAAATGTTACATCTCAATATAGTAACTAGAAAGAGGGTGAGGAAATGAAGAAAAGTAGTATCATTTACTTGTTAGTCGTCGTTTTTATTTTTGGTATAGGCTTATTAGAATTTGAACGAGGATTCTTTTGGGCTAAAGAACAAAGCGATGTACTTAACGATAGTGAATTTTATTTAGCTCTCCACCAAATTATGCCTATTTGGATTTGGGGAGTTTTAGGTATGATATTTAGTATTTTGTTTATTATCGCACCATTTTTCTTACCTAGTCAGAGGTTCAATAATGTGTTTAACTATCTGATTTGTATTAGTGGTTTCGGTAATGCTGCTTTCTACTTCTTAATGACTTCAGCTAGTGTGTTTCATGCGATTAATTGGCTCACTCCTTTACAATTTGCCACTTTAACCATGATTAATGCTATAGCTGGTTTCTTTGGAGGTGCAGATATTGTTGGAAAAAGACGATAGATATGTTACACGATCGGAGTGGATAGATGGAACAGGTAAAATATATGAACGTATCAATTCGAACGACCGTAAACATTCTGAAGCTATTAGTGAATTAAAAAATACTGTTGAAAAACAAACAGTATATCAAAAGATGCAATTTGAATCACAAGAACGTCAAGAGAAGCATTTATCTAAAATTAGTGATTCTATGAATGCATTCAGCAACGAGTTCACTGACATTAAATACAAAGTAAGAACACACACTGACCAACTAGATAATATAAACAAATCAATCATGGAAAAACAAAAAGGTAATGTTCAAATTACCGGAATTATTATTGGCGGTATTTTCAGTATTATTGTTGCAGCTATAGGATTAGCACAATATTTATTTTAAGTCGATACGTTATGTATCGGCTTTTTATTATGCAGAAAGCGAGGTGTATCGATGGCACTTCCTTCAAAAGGTAAACCGACAGCAGAACAAGTTGTCTCGTGGGCAAAATGGATGGCTAAGAACCATAAAGGGGTAGATATTGACGGATGGTATGGTTTCCAGTGTTAACTTTCAGCACCATTAGTGAGTAATCATTAATGAAAACTCCTCTAATTCATGGGAACCCCTAACGTAAAGGCGAGGGCAATCATGAGCGAAGTCCTTAAAGGAAACGTGCAACGACTAGTCGAAAGACGTACGCTCAAGCGAGTGGAAACGGGGAGCAACCTATTGGGTTGATGATATAGTCTGAACATTCATAGAAATATGAAGAAGGTAGTAAGTAGCGAATACTATCGTAACAATATTGTGGGATCTACCTAACTATATCTTTCAAAGATATTGGCACTTTAGAACATGGGGTAATGCAAATGCGATGGCTAATAGAAGCAATTACCCTAATTCAAGCTGGAAGATATATAGAAATACATCTAGTTTTGTTCCACAGCCAGGAGATATTGTTTGTTGGACATATGGTTATGCAGGTCATACAGGTATTGTTGTAGGGCCTAGTGATAAAAAACATTTTCGCACTGTGGACCAAAACTGGTTTAACTCAAATCAATACGTCGGTTCTCGTGCAGCATATGTAAATCACACGTATAACGGATTTGGGGGCAATTTATATTTCATAAGACCTCCATATAAAGCTTCTAATACCAGTGCTCCAGCAAAAAACCAAAACAAAACAGTAACTAAAAAGAAAAGACGTACTGACATACATTTCACTATCGATGACAAAGAGACCGTTTACCCTGAAATGATACCACACAGAATTGTTGAGGGTGTAGAAAGAGGACACAGTCCTAAAAGTGTTACAGTTCGTAATTCAGGGACAATGTGTTCAGTTCAAGATATGTACTTTGATAGAAAAAAGTACATCCAAGACCAAGAATACCCTCATTATTACATTGATAGAAATCACATATGGCAACCTAGATTAGAAAAATACGAAGTACCTAGCGACCCACAAAGCCTTGTTATAGAAGTTTGTGGCGACTATTCAGAAAGTAAGAACGATTTCATTTTAAACGAATTACACGCAATGCTTTTTGTGTCCCAGCGGATGCAGTTTCATGATATACCTTTGAAAAAATCTTCTATAAATGTTAAAGGTTCGATTTGGCGTAGTATATATGAACACGGCGACTGGAATATGGCCGTTAAAGGTAAGCCTTCTAAAAAGTCAATAGATAAAACAATTGAAGCACTGTTATATATTTACAAAAACAGTAAAACGCTATTGTCTGAAATACCTACAGATAAAATCACTACTCGAACAATTCGTGTTAGTGTTCCAGGCTCTAGTGTTAAAGGTAGTACAACCACAAAACCTTCTACATCTACAAGTCACAATTCATCACATAGAACTAAAACTACGAAGAAATCGACTAACAGAAAAGAGAATACAGTTATTGTTGTGCATAGTAAATATACATTCAATCATGCAGTAAATATCCAAATGACAAGGTCACCTCAAATAAACTATGGTGTGGGTTGGTACAACGCTAATCGTTCTCAAACGTTAAATGCAATGAATAGCTTGAAAATATGGAACAGTAGCACTCAAAAATATCAAATGCTTAACTTAGGTAAATATCAAGGTATTTCTGTTACTGCTTTAAATAAAATACTTAAAGGCAAAGGTTCGCTTTCTGGTCAAGGTAAAGCAGTTGCATACGCTTGTAAGAAATATAACTTAAACGAAATATACTTAATATCACACGCATTTTTAGAAAGTGGTTATGGTAGATCTTATTTTGCAAGTGGGCGTGCAGGTATATATAACTACTTTGGAATTGGGGCTTATGATAACAATCCTAACAACGCGATTTCGTACGCTAAAAGGCATGGTTGGACGACACCGGCAAAAGGTATTGTAGGCGGCGCTAAATTCGTAAGAAGCGGTTACATCAATCAAGGTCAAAATACGTTGTATCGTATGCGTTGGAATCCTCAACATCCAGGTAATCATCAATATGCTACCGATGTACGTTGGGCTCAAGTACAAGCAACAACAATCAAAAGTTTATACGAACAAATCGGAATTAAAGGCGAATACTTTATTCGCGACAAATACAAATAGGGTTATGTGCTGACAGCATATAACCCTTAATTATTATACAAAGAGGTGTTTTGATGGAATTATATAAAGGCGGAAAGGTAGAGGCCATTATTAACGAACAAGGTGTAGACTTAGGTTATATCAATTTAAACCTCTATACTATGGATAATTCAACATCTGTAATAGATATTCACTTGAAAATGAAAAATATTTTAAGTGAAGACCCTAAATACTTTCCTGTAAATTTAAACCAAACCGCATTCAAACCAATATTGCATCTTTTCGCTCAAGACGGTTCTATTTTCACAAATGAAACAGTAGAAGTTGTCAAACCTGAAGAAGGTCATATCAGATACTACATCCCTGATTATGTAACGCGTCACGTCGGTCAAGTTCAAGCCAAATTGTTCTTAGAAGACACTACTGGTACTGACGATAGTTCTCATGTTGCTGATTTTTATTTTAATGTAAGTGATAGTGGCATTACTAGAGCTATAGGAAAAGAAGTACATGTAGATACTTTAAATGGAATCGTCGAAAAGATCTTAAAAAGTAATGTAGATTTATTTAAAGGAGAAAAAGGCGACAAAGGTGACAAAGGCGAGGACGGAAAAGACGGTAGAGATGGAAAAGATGGCGTCGATGGTATAAATGGAAGCACAGGACCTCAAGGCCCGCCTGGAGAAAATGGAAATGACGGCAAACCCTTCAAATATGAAGATTTAACTATAGAGCAAATGAATGAGATAAAAGGAGAAAAGGGAGAAAAAGGCGACAAAGGTGACAAAGGTGACAAAGGTGACAAAGGTGATAAGGGAGAAAAAGGCGATCCTGGAAAAGACGGTAACGTTTCGTTCGATAGTTTAACAGATGCTCAAAAGAAGGATTTAGCAGCTTTTAGTGACATAGAAGATAAAGCGGTATCTTATCCTAGAACCGATTTTTTATTTTCAGGAAAAAACATATTTAATGCTTACACAATAGCGTCTGACATCATTTTGAATTATGCTGACGGTCAAGAAATTAAAAACGAAACATACGTTACTAGTGATTTTTTACCAATTGAACCAAATACAAACTACACACAAAATTATGCAGATGTGGTTGTTTTTTATGACATTAACAAAAAGTTTTTAAGTGGTTTATCTAGATCGGCTACACCTTCACAAGCAAGAACATTCAAAACGCCGAGTAACGCCTTTTTCTTAAGAACAACTACAATCAAAGACCCTAAATATGCAGGTTATAATTACTTAAATTATCAAATTGAAAAAGGGAGCACCAAAACAAGCTTTGAAAAATTCAATTACAGCTTACCTGGCTTAAATCAAAATATTCCTAGCAGATATGTTTCAAACGAAATGTTATACGATTACAGCATAGCGGCGGATAAATTAAGCTTTACTAAACGATCAGAAAACATTTTCGATAATTCAAGAGTAACAACTGGCAAATATGTCAATCAGACTAATGGACTTTTGTCAGATAACATCAACTATTCAGCAAGTGATTACATTTACATTAAAGATGCGACGACATTATCTAAAAATAATAATTTTGCCACATATGCTTTTTATAATAAAAGCTTTGACTTTATACCAATAACAACAACGACGACAACACAAATCACTGTGCCTCAAGATGCGTGGTATGTAAGATTTAGTATGTTAACTAGTGCGATTAATTCTACGATGCTTGTTAAAGGCGACAAAGTGCCAGAAACTTATATACCGTATGAAATAAAGATACCTAACAAATTTATAGAAAAGGAAGCTACACAAGATAAAACTGATTATAACATCGATTCTTTCAATAAACACACACTCAAAACATACACATCTGACATAAGCAAACAATTAAATGCAGATTACGCAGGTAAAACAGAAATTGCGTTTATTGGCGACAGTTGGGTTCAAGGTGGAGAGTTTAGGGGTGGAGACAGACTAACTTTACCACTTAAAGAAAAATTCATGAAGCTGGGCTACGCTGACGGCGGTATTGGTTTTATCGGACTAGCAAACAATCATACAGGCAATGGTTTGTTAAGTGTAGAGTTGAAAGGTAGTTGGACTCAATATGATGCGAATTTAGATATCGGTCCAAAAGCTAAAGGTTTAGATACTGCTATGGTCGAAAGCTCTACTGCTGGCGATAGCATAGTGGTAACATTCTATGAAGAAATCGACTATTATGAATTGCACACGTCAAACATCGGAAAATGGCGATATAAAGTAGACAACGGCGAATGGACGACAGTTGATGCTACACAACAAGAAGTAACACCAATCAAACTAGATTTAGGTAAACATACAATTACACTTGAAGTTGTTGAGGGTCTCGTGTCATTTATTGGCTCTTATGCCTATAAAGACAATAAAGGTGTAGTTATCCATAAAATGGGCAACGGTGGTTTGAAATCATCTCAAATCGCAGCAACTGACCGTGACAACTGGGTTAAACAAATCAAGCGTTGTAACGCTAACACATTCGGTATTTTACTTGGTACGAATGATATGGCTGCGAGTATGACAATAACTGATTTCGAAAAAAATATGAAAGAAATCGTTTCACGAATAAAAGAAGGTAAACCATTAGCAAGTGTATTTTTGATAAGTCCGAGCGGAAATAATGTACAAAATACGGCGTTAGGAATGTCAGAATATAGCAACGCATTACATCGTATCGCTAAAGAGTTAGATATTGGATTTATTAGTTTATACAGAGCTTTGGGAGACTTCAACACTACTAATTCAAACGGCTTGATGTACAAGGACGGTGTACATCCTAATAAAAATGGCGGATATGCTATTTCAAACGTAGTATACGACAGATTACTAAGAATTTAATTTTAAGCTGGCCTTTATAGGTCAGCTTTTTATTTTACTCAAAAGGAGATAATTGAATGAAAACAGATATAGGATCAATTGTAAGAACAATAGTATTTATTTTAGCGTGGGTCAACCAATTTTTAGCTACTAAGCATATTTCCCCTATCCCAGTAGATGAAGTTACTATCAGCTCTATTATTACCGGTGTGATTTCTATTTATACTTGGTGGAAGAACAACAATTTTACTCATGCGGCGCAAAAAGGGCAACAGAAAATACATGAAGTTAAATCAGGAGTAGAGACAACGACTGGAGGCGCGCCACAAATGAATGGAGATGAGTTTTAATGGTATCTGTTAGAACTTATAACCAAGCAATTGCGTATGTAAAAAAAATGGAAGGCAACGCATATGACCCTGATAGATCTTATGGCGCGCAATGTTTTGATTTAGCCAATCAATACTGGCTTTATTTATTTGGCCATACTTTAAAAGGTGTAGGCGCTGCAGATATACCAACATGGAACAACTTTACTAATGAAGCTACAGTGTATGAAAACACACAAACATTTCAAGCTAAACCGGGCGATGTTGTTATTTTCAATCGAAATTATGGTGGCGGATACGGACACGTTGCAATTGTATTAAGCGCCACTTTAAACACAATAAATGTCATCGAGCAGAATTGGTTGGGAGGTGCTCAATGGTCCCCACCAGAAGTTGCTACACGTCGAGCACACGGTTATGACTTTCCTATGTATTTTATCAGACCGTTCTATGCTAAAGAAACAACTAAGAATAAAGTTAAAAGTAAAGTAACTCCCGTTAAAAAAGCTACTACCAAAAAAGGTAAAAAGATTTTATTAGTTGCCGGACATGGTAAAGGCGCATACTCTAACGACCCAGGAGCAGTAGCAAATGGATATAACGAACGAGATTTCAACAGAAAAGAGATTATTCCTAGAATAAAAAAATATCTTGAGAGTGCAGGAAATACAGTTGTGCTGTATGGCGGTAAGTCAATGAATCAAGACTTATACCAAGATACACTTTACGGCCAACGTGTTGGCAACTACAGTGATTATGGCTTGTATTGGGTTAAAAACAATGTTAAACCTGACGCTATTATTGAATTTCATTTAGATGCAGCGGGGCCTACTGCAAGTGGCGGACACGTTATTATTAGTGATAGATACCCTGCAGACGATATAGACAAAGCCTTATCAAGTGCATTAGGTAAAACCGTTGGTAAAATTAGAGGTGTGACACCTAGAAACGATTTACTTAACGCTAACGTTACTGGTCAATTAAACTTAAACTACAGACTTATTGAACTCGGTTTCATTACTAGCGAAAAAGATATGAATTATATCACTAAGAATTTAGATAGTTTTACAAAACGAATTGCTGAAGCTATAAACGGTCGTCAAATTGAAGCTAAAGCAAGCAAACCGTCAAAAACCGTTAAAACTAAGTGGGATTGGAAAGGTACGTTTTATCCTAATACAACGATTAAAGTTAGAAAATCTCCAGGCCTAAGTGGCACAGTAGTTGAAAGTGGTTCATGGTTATACAATAAAAATGATTGGGTTAAATTCGACCAAGTCATCAAAAAAGACGGACATTGGTTTATCAGATTTAAATACCAAGCGCCTGGATCTAGTGACAAACATTTCTATTGCGCAGTATGTAAAATCACTGATAAAGAACAAAAAATTAAAAAAGAGAAATATTGGGGTCAAATTGATTGGGCATAATATGTTATAATATATTTATCACGTCATTATGTGAAGGGTGGTCTTATCGACTGCCCTCTTTTTTTATGTTAAAATAAACTTACATGTTAAACATTCGAAATCCATGAAGCCTTGACCACCCATACATGTCACTGGGTGGTTTTTCTATAAAATGTGTGTATAATTTTTATAAAAGTTATCCAAATAGGAAAAGAATTTCAGCTTAATTATTTACAAATAGCATAACAAGGTATATAGTTAATTACGAAGAAAGTTAATTCTCAAACTCATTCTTTCTTCCTAACTTCTTAGCGCTTTTAGTTAGTTCGTCTTGTAACTATAGAATTATAGTTATATACAAATAGGAGTGATTTGTATAGCCCGGCAGAGGCCGTATATCTGACTGTTGGTCCCGCAGGAGACTTCTTCCTTGCCATCACTCTCATACATAATCCCTACTTACATTAATGTTTGTAGGGATATTTTTAAGGGGTGTACTAGGTGGGGAAATCAACATATTTAAAAATAAACAATCAAAATGATGTTGATTTACAAAACATCCTTAATGATTTCATTAATTGTTTTTGCAATGGTTATGTAGAAGTTAAAACCAAATATAAAGGACTTCCTACCTTTAAAATATCTTTTCACAAAAACAATTTACCTCATTTATTAGGTTTACATTACACACAAAACAATGTGAGCGCCAAAAAAATTATTGGAAGAATTGCAGAAGGTAAAATCACGCATGAAACTATAAAGCAACATCATGAATATGACAATATTAAAGATCGCCTCATTAATTATAATTTTTTACATAAATGTTTTATTGATAGAGAAATAAGGCTATGCGTCATAGTTCCAAAAAAGTCAATAAATCCGCAAAAAATTGATGTGGCTTTTATAGATGATAAAAACAGTAAATTAATGATACTTGGGTTGAAAAAAGGTTACAATAGTGATTTTTTTATCCCAGCAACTATGTATATTTTAGGTAAGAATAGTTCATATCGTAGCATGAGAAGAACTGATATTATTGATATAGAATGGAAAAGTGACTAA